TGTCCACGTCGAAATCAATCTGGTTCGACCCCTTGCCGATGTTGCCTATTTCCGTGTTGTGATCCACGCCCTTGGCGATATTCGTGACCAGCACGGTGGCTATATTCCGGCTGTTGGTGATCTGCCTAAGTTTCTGCAGCACGTCAATGATTTCCCCGGTCTGGTCTGGGAAATGCCGAGTGCTCTTGACCAACTGCAGGTAGTCCACAATCAGCAGTTTCACGTTGTCTTTCGCCACGGCCCGCTCGATCTTGTCCACGACAATCGGGGCTTCAATCAGTTTCAGACGGTTGCCGATTTCCCCAGCCAAGTGGGCACCCACCTCTCGGGCGTGAAGATCCTTGTGGATCACCTCCTGCAGAGTCAGGTGGGAAAAGTGTTTGCCGTCGCACCAGTAGGTGACAGCACGGGCAGCCAAGGCGCTCCGAGTCATCTCGCCAAGGCACCAGGCGGCATTCATCTCCGGGTGCTGGGTCAGGGCCATGATCGCCAGCTGCAGGGCCAGGGCAGACTTGCCGACGCCGGGGGCGGCAGCAATCGCCGTCATCTGCCCAAGCGGTAGCCCGCCGTCGAACAGGAGATCGAGCGACGTTAGGCCGGTGGGCAGGGCTGGGGTCTCGGACTGCTGCACCCAAGCGTCGATCGCGTCCACAAGCGTGGCGGTCGGAGTCTCTTCGGCCGCATCCGTAACCGGAACAGCCTCGTCTGCCGAGCCGAGCACCGGCAGCCGCTGTCGCTTCCAAGCGTTTGCAATCTGACGCGGGCAGTCGTCAATGTCGTCCTGCCGCAGTCCGACCCGCCGCATCTGCCCCATGATCAGCGTCGTTGCCTCGGCCACGCCCCACCCACGCGCCGCCAGGTCGCAGGCCACGGTGAACATCGTCTGCCGACGACCGGCGGCCAGCGTGAAGCCTTCCTCAATGAACCGTCTGGTGAGGTCGCTCATGCTCTTGGGCTGCACCACCACCGACTGCACCGCTTGCCGCGCCAGCCGGGCCAGCGGGTAGACCCGCGTCGGGTCGCAGTCCTTCAGGACCGACAGCGGGCGTTGTTCGTGCTTCCAGTTGATGAAGCCCGGCAGCCGCATGATCCTCGGCCAATCGCAAATGGACTGATCCGACCCCAGCGCCGAGGCAATCGCCTTCATTCGGACGTGCCACGCCTCGGCGTCAGTCATTGGCTGATCGAGACGCCACCAAGCGTGTATCCCGCCGCCGCTCTCAAGGATCGCAGTAGGCCAAGGCAGGTCAGCGGCCTTTATGCGGCTCAGTGCGTCTTCGTAGTCCGTGCCGCCGTCAAAGTCAGCGAACACGCACCGGGCCAACTTCACGCCCTCGGCCTGGCTGGCACCCTTCTCTTTTCTCGGGTTGGCACCGAAGTAGCCGTGCACACGCTGCTGCTCGTCAGCGTTCACCCGCTGCAGCCAATCAACTATGTCCGGTATCTCGGCCAGTGGTGACCAGCGGCGGCCTGCGGATGGCGGTAGCGGGCGAAACTCGATGATGTCCTCGGGCTCGAAGATCGCCCCTAGAAAATCAATGCACTGCGATAGCGTGTCCATACCTACTCCATATGCGGGTGAATGATCTTGTGGCATGGGATGCACACTGCTGCCAAATCCCAAAGAGGCTCTAGCCCAAACACGTCCGGGTACTTCAGGTGATGAACCTGATCGGCGCTACGCTGCCTGCACGACTCGCACACTCCACCGCACCGCTCGAAAACCAGCTCACGCTTTACGGCCCAGACGGCAGTATTCAAATATCTGTCGTATGCTGCCCACCACTCTCTGCTTGAACTACCGGCTGCCGAGTCATATGCAGAGATCCTCTTCTGCTCCCACTGATTTCTTGCACGCTCGTAATCGGCGCGCATCCTTTCTTCCAATTCCGTGTCCCAGTGTTCAGTCACACCAGCCACTTGAATAAAATTGCTGGCCTTCTGGCCGCAATCCAAACACTGGAAAAGCGCTCGGACGCCACCCTTTGGGTATGCCTTGAGCCTCGGCTTTTTGGCCTTGTGGTCACAGACGCACACGAGGTGCGTTTGCCAAGGTGGGTCTCCAAGAGACGAAAGCACGGACGCCCTATCAGTTCGCGGTGCATTGCAAACTGGGGTCATTGAGCAAATACGAACCAATCCAGTTCGTCCTACCATTTAAGTCCTCCTTGATTCCGCCCAGCCGCGTCGAAGCGGCCGTGGTGCCTATCACCGGGCGGTGCGGTAGCAATCACTGTCGGGAGGGATCTGCCGTGATCCTTTCCGCGCGGGGATACGAAGCCTCTTGCCCGCTGTTGGCTGCGGTTCCGTATTGCCGGATTGATCGCCCCCGCAGGCGTTGTCTTCATTCACCGTGGCGGCCTCGGCTGCCTGGGCACGCTTCAGCCGCCACGGATTCCACGTCTTCCAGCGTTCATCGCTCATCAGAAGGGGATGTCGTCCTCCGGCATGGCCGTGGGCTTGGGCAGAGCCTTCGCCTTCAACTTCTCTGCCTGCGACTTCGGAAGACGAGACTGATCCGGTGGCAGATACTTCTTCACCACGGCAGATGTCTTCCCTGCCTTCGACGTGTAATGGCTGACCTCGACGGTCACGAACTGGTCAACCAGTTCCTCGGGCGTCAGGCTCAGGTTCTCGCCAGCGGCGATGATCCCCACTGCCTCGGCCAACTGCTTGGCCCGCCATCCCAAGTGCATCGGGATGTCATCGAAGATGAACTTGAATCCGCCGCTCTGGCTGGACAGTCGCAACTTCAGGCACATGCCCTGCGGGTTGTCGTCCGTCCGCTTCCACTCGTTTGGCCCTTCCTCAGCGGCCACGATCGTCAGCAGATGAATGCCCGCCGGAATGATCGGGCGGTCGAGGGTCTCGGTGTTCTGCTCGTTTTTTTCAACTACAAATTGCACTGGATAGTTCCTTCTGGACTTGTTGATAAAAGGGTCGTTCCGTGAATGCCTTAACTCGTACTCGTTCTGCTCAAACGTCGATCGTGGCTGGGTCACGATGTCGCCTCCGTTCCAGCGGCTTGTGAAATCCGATAGTCAATCTGGTCTGTCAGCATCCCGGCCTGGGCTTCCGTCAGTTCCCCGGCTGTCACGCGGGCGAGAACCTTCGGCCTCAGCCGTTCCAGTTGCGCGGGAGTGGCCCGGCCGATTGCCGCGCTGGTGTCCGTGAGCAACTTGGCAACGTCGATGGAAGGCTCGGCCTTCAACGGCTTGGGCTCTGCGGCCTGCCCGCCTTCGAGCCACGCCGCCAGCCTGCGCCCCGTGTCAACGGAGATCGGCTTGGGGTCTCCCGTGAACACGCCCGTCCTGTCCTTGCTGACGGTTGCGAAGTGCCCGTCGTGGATCACGTCGAGCACGGTCGTAAACTCAAACTCCAGACCGTCGCGGGCTTCGAGTTTCATCCCGAGCTTCGCCACCTTCTTCTTGCCGTGGTCATCCACTTGGGCGGTCTCGGTCTTGGACCGTCCGCTGCAGATGATGTGCGCAGGAGACCGCAGCAACTTGTCCACGAATGCCCTCCACCTGGGCGTGATCACGGAGAACGCGCTCCATGTGTTGCCACGGAACTGTGCTTTCGCCACGTCATCCAGCAGTTCGAGGCAGCCGCCCGTTCCGCTCCAGCAGTGGGTCACAGAGTCCACGACTATCACTTCATAGCCCGCATCCTCAGCGGCCTTGATCGCTTCGATGTACCGCTCGGGCGTGAACGGTGGCCGCAGGTCGATCACGTCGAAGTCATGCAGGTGGTCGTACAGATCGGATGAACCTTCCTCCGTGTCGATCACCACCGTCTTCCCACCCAGCCCCTTGGCGATCTGAAGCGCCCCCCACGTCTTGCCGCTGCCGCTCGGGCCTGTGAGCAGAAGACGCAGTTTCGTAGCCGACCGTTTTGCCTTGCGAATCTGAACCATTTCGAATCCCTTTCGTTCTGTCGTTCCGTTTAAAAAAAGCCGCTTCCCCATCCTGAGTAGGCGGCACAAGTGCCTCCCTGCGTTCGCCGGTTCCACCGGCTCTCCTGTGCCCTAGAAGGGCATGATTTCATCTGGCGTGACTGCGAAGTGCTGCCGCTCGCGGCCAGGAACGTGCCGCGCGACGTGATAGAGGTCGTCGTCCAGCACCTCGACCACCACCACCTTGGCGTGCGTGTTCTCTGTGTTGGGCAGGCGAATCCAAATCGAGTCACCGACCGCGTGCGTCTGCTTCGGCTTGCCGTAGGTGTCCTGCCAACCGGCAACTGCAGCGGCGTATTCGCGTGTATGCGGGTCCATGTTTCAGAGTCCTTTCTGTACCAAGTTCGGTAGTTGTGTACCGAGTTCGGTAGTTTGGTCAACGGCAAAAACTGCTGGCAACCGCTGCCAACAGGTTGATCAGGTCATAGACAGCCCTAGCCGCTTGGGAGTCCGTCCCAAGGTCTTGGCCGATCCGAATAAAAGCCAGGGCGTACATCGCGTTGTTCCAGGTGAGTTTCACAGTGCCTCCTTGCACGGTCGAGATACTACCAAGTTCGGTAGTTCGTGCAAGCGGAGTTCAGAAAAAATCTTTTCTGAGTTTCGCCCGTGCTAGGCGCTCTTCCGCGAGCCGCGTTTAGGCGCGGGCTTCGAGGGCTTCGCCTGCTTGGCCGCATTGGATCGGCTGGAGAGATTCTTCCTGAGGGCTGCGGCCTCGGAGCGATCGACCATCCAAGTCCATTCGTTGACTTGAAAGCCGCCCAGCCTTCCGGCCCGCAGTAGATGGCGAATCCATCCATCGGTGCAACCAGCAAGGTCGCAAGCCTCGGCTACAGAGATCCACTTGTTGTCAGGTGATGCCACGATCATGCCTCCAATCTACCGACTACGGTAGGTCAGTCAAACACCGCGAGGGTATTTGCCTTTGCAGATCAGCGTGCATAGCGTTGTGCTAGCAGCACCGTCTGCCAGTGGAGCGGAGTCCACTTTACGTTTGGAAGCAGGGCAATCAGCTTAATCGGAAGGAAAGGATACCTGACGACCGCGCTACCCGGGAAGAGGTAGATACTGGGGGTGACCCCTCAACATGAGTAACTACCATGACGCTTTCGGATCTGTTTTCAGCGGAATATTCGCCACTTCGGAGGCTCGGGCAAAAGTCGATCAACTGCTACAACGTCAGCCTTCGCCACTTCGACAGACACTTGGGAAGAGCGGCAGAGCTTTCCGATTTGAGTGATTTAACGCTTTGCCGCTTCCTCGCAGAGCGGGAGCGAGAGACGTGCCGGGCGACTGCGGCACGCGATCGGGTCCAGATCCTTGCCCTGTGGCGATACGCAAGCCGAAAAAGGTACGTGGAGCAGTGGCCGGAGGTGCCGATTATCCGCGCCCCCTCACGTACTCCGACCGCCTACACCTCGCAGGAGGTTGCTTTTCTAATCCTTGAGGCGCGGAAGATGTCCGGTGCCGTGGACGGCATCGCGGCCGGGCTGTGGTGGTCGTCGCTTTTGCTGGTGCTTTGGGAGTCAGGCGCACGGATCACCGAGACAATGTCCGTGAAATGGCGGGAGGTCGATTTGACCGGCCAGCGGATTACGTTCCGGGCAGAGACTCGGAAAAACCAGACACGCGACATAACCCGCCAGATTTCGCCCCTAACGGCCGATCTGCTGACCGGGCGAATCCGTATGGCTAACGAACTCGTTTGGCCGTGGGATCGCTCTCCGTGCCTTATTTGGAAGAGAATGCAGGGGATAGCCAAGCGGGCCAACGTCCAGTACCGTGGATTCCACGGAATTAGGCGGGCTGCAGTGTCCTACGTGGAGGCAGCGTGCCCTGGCGCCGGGCAGCGGTTGGCTGATCATTCCAGCCCTGCTATCACAATCAAAAGCTACCTTGATCCTCGGATTGTGCCGCAGGGTCCGTCCGCAACGGATCTGCTGCCAAAACTAGATTTATCGGCTGAGTAATAGATTTTCCTCCGCGAAGCACACTGGCCTCGTTGGAAAAATCCGATCGCTGAACAGCGGGGGCGGCGCGGAGGGAAAGGATAAGCCCCGCGCCGCCACGCCCGCCGTCCGGCTCATTGTTCCTGTGGCCGCTGGATGTTCTCACGGGCCGCAAGCATCACCAGCAGCCGCTCCCGCTCCTCCAGTAGTCTGCCGATCATGCGGGCCGCTGTGCCGTTGCTCGCGGTCCATGAGTTGCTCGGGCCGTGGCGGTTCACCCACAGCCACGCTTCCTGTGCCTCGGCTTCGCTGTACGGCACGCGGGCTTCGTTCACTGTTGGGCCTCGCGGTACAGCACCAGGGCGATTGCGGCGTAGGCCGCGAGATCCAGCAGCGTGTCTTCAACGCCGTCGAACTCGACTTCGCCACGCCGGAAGAAACTCCTGAGCCGGTGCATTTTGTCGCTCATTCGCAGCACGCACCCAGCGTAGGCAGGCACGTTGATGACATCAGCCGAGTTGCGGATGTTCGACAGGGCATCTTCATCGCAGCCGTAGTCGAGCGTCTTGCGAAAGTGCAGATTTCTTATCTCGTCCAGCACGGAAACGAACGCTTCCGATCCCGGCCGCAGCCCTTCGCCCAAGAGCCCGTCGCCCTTCAGACGTTCGGCGTACTTGGCGGCGCTGGCCTCGGTGGCTGCCTTCCATCCCGGCCTTGTCCCTTCGCAGCAGCTGCCCGCCAGGCGTTCTTCAACCGCGTTTCGCAGTGCGGCGTTTTCCAGTTCCAGTGTGTTCATAACTTTCCCTTCGGGCTTGCAACGTGCATGGCAGTAAGTCCGCCATCCGGTGCGTAGAGGAAAGTCTCCATTGCCTGTCTAGCGCCGATGAATCCGTTGACGCTGTGCCAATCATCCGGCGGGCACAGAGCCGGTGCCGTTCGCACGATCACACCGTCGAGCGTTTCGATCGGTCGCTGCCACTCCGCAGCCTGCGAATGGAAATGGCCCGTGTGCCATTCTCGGTATGGGCACTGGCTCCACTGCTGCGATGCTTCTAGCGCCATGATCTGTGGCAGTTTGCGCTTTGCCCGATTTCCATGAACGAAGCCGAGTAGCGTTTTTCCCTCGGCAAGATACTGCCTGCCGGTGAAGTCTGGTTTGACAGTGACCCGCCTATCGTTTCGGAACCGCTCTTGCATGATGCGCTGAAAGGTCCAACTTAAAACCTCATCGTGATTTCCGTTGACGATCACCACGTCCGTGGGCACCGTCTCCGCTGATCGCTCGACAATCGCCAGCAACGAGTCGCAACCCACGGCGATCATCTTCTGGAGTCGCCCGTCTCGCTCTAGCGGCGTGCCGCTGGTCGTCGTCCCCGTTGGCGTGTCGTAGTGGAAGAGGTCGCCAAGGAAAGCAATCGTGCGGCGAGTGGGCTTGTGGGCTTCTCCCACCGCGAGCAGTTCGCGGCCCGCGTTTCCGACCAGCAGCTCGGCCTGGTCGAGATCGTAGTCGTCACCGCCGGTTGTCTTGCCCCATGCGTATTTTCCGAAGTGGCAATCAGCCACCACAAGCACTTGCCACAGCCGGTCACGCTTGGGAGCCTTGACAGTTTTGGTCAAGGGCCGCCGCAGTTCCTTCTTCGCCGCGTCGATCATCGCCTCGACACACTCCATCGTTGTCGGCCCGCCCTTCGGCTTGAGCCTGACGAACACGCGGTGCAGTTCCAGCGTCGAGCCGTCGCCGTCACCGCACTCCCACTTCGTTGCCTCGCTGGCTGCGATCTCGAATCGGCTCATGTCCGCTTCGATATGCCGCAGCAAATCTTCGACGGTCTTGATACGCCGCGACGTGCTTCGGGCTTCCAGCGTGTCGCCGCTCTGCGATTGCGTCACCTGCTCCGCGTCGGCAGCGGGCTTCGGTGGCGGGAGTTTCGCAGCCACGCTCTGACTCAGCGTTGCTTTTTTAGCCATGCGATTACAGCCTGCACGCCGCCGGTTTCCCAGTTGCGTTCCTTGGCCGCCTCCAGTATTGCCAGAGCGTAGGCCCGCGTCTGGTGGGTGTTCGGGTTATAAGCCTCACGCACCGCAGACAGTTCCGCTTGAGCGTCAGCGGGCAGCCGATCAAACCACGTTTTGAATCCTGGCTTGCCGTTCGACGCCCGCGCGAGCACGTCATCAAGCAGGCTTGGTTTTGCCTTTCCCACGCTTGGCTCCTTTCGTCGGCTTCTTCACTGAGCGCCGCAGGTACACCATGCCGTCATCGTCAGGAATGCCGCCGCCAGCGGGTGCGTCGTCCTCTTCGTCGAGCGGCGAAGCGTCGAACTCAGGCTTCGTCGCTGCCTTCGGCTGTGGCGGCTTGCGTGGCATCCGGCGCGTTCCTTTCGCCGTCCACAGTAGCGGACTTGTCAAAGGCTGGGCCAAAATAAAAATCAGCGACGGCGTTCAATAAGCCCTCCACTCGATGCTGCTGCTTGAAGCCCCACTCATTTAATTGGCTTTGCCTAGCTGCACACCCGCAGTCTTTTGCGCCGGATGCCGCCGCAACCCGCTCTTTTGTAATGCCGACTGCTGCTAGCATCGCGCCCACTGAATCGCCTAGCCTTACCTTGGGCAGTGACAATCTTTTCTTGCCTTGCATCGAAACTAATTCGGCAAAGCCGCTAGGGCCGCCAACCTTCGCAAAGCATGTTCGCATTACACCCGGCGACAATATCTTGCCGCAGGAAACGCAAGCGTCAGAATCCCCACGCGAGCATAGGACGCTCATTCAACAAACTCAATTTCTACTGATCCGTTACAGCAGTCAGGCGTGACGTTTACAACGTAGAAATGCCCGATGTCAGTAAGTGATAACTTTGTGAGATCCTCCGCTATAGACGAAGAAGTACAAGCGAACATATCCACGCAAGCGCTCAGGTTCTTGATAAAGGTCGTGTAAAATATTTCTGGCGTTTGATATTCGCGTGTCGAACAATTAGGGACCTCTGTGCCTGGTATAAGTATCCTCGTCGCGCCTGATTTTGTCTTAGCTCTGACGTGCAGCGTCCACTGAACTTTGCCTGCAACATTGCATAGTGCATTTTCGTAATAGACAGCGATGTACTCGACTTGCGCGCCAGGATTAGAGTAAGCGTAGTAGCATGCGCCGCACGGGCGGCCGTGGCGAAATACACCATCGAAACAGCTGCCGCTTGTTTTTTCCAGTTCATATGTCCCGTTTCCTGCCGAAATGAATCCGCAGTCAATGCGAAAGCAACTCCTGCAAGAACCGGCCGGGCCTACATCAGTTGCCTCTAGGCAATCATTAAAACCACCGCTTCCACTGTTGCAGTTGAAAAGATTGCTTGTCCTGTAGTGGTAGCCGTCTTGCAAGCCAGCCCACGTCAGCTTTGTCTTAAGGGAGCACGGAGCTGGCGAATCTGGAGAGCATCCGCCTAGACATGAGCAAGAACAACACGGAGAGCAACTAGATCCGAGCATGATGCCGACAGGGTACATTCCAGCAGCGAACGCAAGCACCAACCACGCCAGGAGCGAAGAAGGATCGAATGACGATATAGCGGCGAGTAGGTCAAACATCAGCACTCCGCAGCGATAAGTTCCCAGTCCATGCCGTCACGCCCGACGGTGCAATTCTTTGTAGCCGTGCCGGTTATTGTTGCGTGGCGGTTCAGTGCGGTAACGCTGCCGCCGTTGGAAAGCACGATTGTCTTAAGGGTGGTTTTTGTCCACGGAGCGGTAAACGTTCCTCGCTTTACGTTGTGCTCCAATGCAGACACAAGGAACCACGCCGTGCCTTCCTTTGAAATCTCGCAGTCGTATGGTCCCGTCCCGATGTCGGGCAGGTGAAAAGTGAGGTTTTTTGCAGAAACAGTGTTGGGCGTGGTGGTTTGGTATTTTAGCGTCAGCGTTTTTTCGTCTGTTGCATGAGTCCCCCACGAACCGGTAAACGTGCAGACCCGAAAGGTCTTTGCACCAGCAGCACCAGGTGCCGAGCCGAAGTAGATGCCCGGCGTGTCCCGGTCGCCACCTTCAACCTGGCGTACTGCCTTGGCGATCCGTTCCGCAGCGGGCCGCGTAAACGTCACCCGCTCAGTGCGTGCTGCTTTGCCGTCTGGTTTCTGTGCCACGGTCAATCCTCGTAGACGGTGAGCACGAGCCGAGTACCAGCAACGGCAGAGCTCGCCGCGTAGTCACCGGCTGCCAGCCGCAACACGGCAGCCTCGCCTGCCTTCAAGCGGACTGTTTCGTACAGAGATCCGCCCGAGTACCGGCCAAAGCTCACGGTGTGCGTGGTCTCCGTTGCCAGCGATCTTGCGAACGCCAGGCCAACGCTGCCGAGCGTTGCCGTAGAGATCTGCGTAACCGCCGTTCCAAGGTTGAGCGTCACGCTGAGAACGCCAGCGGTGGCAATGTCCGCAGTGATGCCCGATGCGGCAAACGACTGCGACAACGCACCCTTTTGCACCTGGCCGGTGATCGTGTAGTTGATGTCTGCCATGCGAAAAACTCCTAGAAAGGTGGCGTGCCGAAGTACGGGGCAAAGGCAATGGCTTGATGGACGCGGCGAAGCAACTGATCTGGAACCCCTTCGCCACCTGGGTACTTCATGTTTCCGGTTGAAGTCAGCGCCTGCGGCGAAGATGCGTCCACCTTTTCGCTTGATCCCGGTTCGCCCGCATAAGCCCAGCACCTGCGCTTCTGTCCGCTTTCGATGTAGTGCCATCCGACGTGCGGCAACTTCATGATCCAACCGCTCGACCGATAGACAAGCTCCACGCTAACGGACCAGTAATTAATTTCCACGCCGTTGACCACTTCTGTTTGCTGCTGGCCGCTGATTCCTTGGCACAGCCAGGTGTAAGCAGCACCGCCTAAGTAGGGCGAAGAGTTGATAGAGTTCGTCACGCTGGCGGCAATCTCCAGCGGAAAGGCCGCCCTGTTGCCACTGATGCTTGCCTTAATCTCGCCTTCAACGGCTTGCGCTCCCTCAATAAAGTCGCCCGCAGCGTTGACGAGCGGCCGGATGTCTGCGTTTCCAGACTCTCCGTGATAGTAAAAAAGAGCCGGAACCGCTGCGCTGGACACCGAGAACGACCACACATCCTTGCGTGAAAGCGGATTTGTTTCTCTGTCTTTCGGCGTTTCGTAACTGTAAGAAACTTCCGCGTGAAACGAATCCGTTTCATTCACCGCAACATTCGTGCAAAACAAATATGAGAACTCAGGGTGCTGTGCACCGTGAAAGATGCCAACAGCGTTGATGATTTGCTGCGTGGCCGTTGCGCCGTCCAGCGTGCAGACGTACTTGATCTCGGCAGTTGGTGCTTCGCCAAACTTGTGCGACAGGACACGCGGAAGAACTTCGCGGTAGGAGAGTACAGCCATGGCTAGTTGAGAATCTCCACGGTGCCCACCTGGCCGTTTCGGTTGATCTGCTCAAGCAGCTGCGTCTGCTTTTCTGCGTTTGGATCGCCGCCCTCCTGCGCCTGCTGGTCGATTCTCTGCTGCAAGGAAGAAGTGGCCGTGTCGATAGCGGCATTGAAGTTGGCCTGGAACTGACGCAGCACGTTGCCGGAAGCCTCGGCAGCTACCTGTCGCTCCAAGTCGCCGCGTCTAGCGCTTTCCTCCGGCGTCAGTGATCCTGGCGTGAACTGCACGACTGGTCGGCCACCGATGCTGACTGTGCGAGTCGTGCCAGCCTCTTTGTTGCGAAGCGCCTCCAGCTCCTTTTCTGCCTCAGAGCGGATGTCGAGCCCAAGGATCGGGGCGAACTTTTTGATGAACGCTTCTATGAACTCAGCCAGTTTAAAGAACGCATTGCCAGCCATCTTGATGAAGTCCAGCAGGCCTTGCGCCACCTGCTGGGCAATCTGCTGCGGCCCGGCCTGCCTAATCACGCCAAGAAGGTCTTGGGCGATCTGGCTAATCGGCCCAGCAAGCTCGCCAAGGATTGCGCCCGTCAGTCCTTTTACCGTGGCATACACCGCAGCGAACGAATCGTTCATGTTGTCGATCGCTTTTACGGCATCGGAACTGACAACCTGCCCCAGCGACACAGCCTCTTCTCTCATCTGCGTCAGGGCACCAGGCCCAAGCGTGAACAGTTCCCCGAGTTCGATACCGCCCTTGCCAAAGAACTTCACCGCAGTGGCGGCCCGCTCTGCGGGGTCTGCAATTCTTGAGATGGCATCGACCACCTGCTCAAATTGCTTTTCAGGAGTCGCCGCCTTCAGTTCTTCAAATACAATCCCAAGCGCTTCAAACTTCTTTTGGGCCTTATCGTCCAGCGAAGCCTGCCCGATGTTCACGGTCAGTTTCTGAATCTGCTTTGCGAACGACTCGACGCTGACGCCAGTATCAGCCGCAGCCCTGGCATACGCCTGCAATGCCTCGACGCCAACGCCCGTGCGATTCGCCACGTCGTTCAGCGCGTCTAACTCTTCGCCCACGCTCAGAGCAAACGAAGTCACGGAAGTAATCGCCCCCGTGACTGCGCCAGTCAGACTAAGGAAAGCACTTGTCGCCGCTTGCAGGCCGCCAAGGGCCAGCTTGCCGATCTCAATGTTTTTCAGCGTGCCAAGATCCGCAGACGCTTTTTTACCGGCCTCGCCCATGGAGTCGAGCTTTTGGTTCACATCGGCTACAGCCTGGGCCAGCTGGGCCGTGTTGGCACTGATCTGCATTGCCAAGCCAAGTGCGGTGCTCATAAATCATTTACCGTCAAGGTCGCGCTTCATCTGCGACAGGACATCAAGCATCTGGGATTTGTGCTGCGGCGGTTTTTCCAACGGAATGAAATCGCTTGGAGACGGGCAGTGACCTTTTCGAGCATGTGGTGCCAGCACAGCGCTGGCCAGAAGTCCTGCCTGTGCCCATGAGTTGTCGAGCGGTTGAAAATATCTTGCAAACGCCAGCCATTCGCTTAGTTCCACGCTGTCCATGCGTTGTTCGATTTCGCCAACCGTCATCTTGAGATGCCCGGCAAGCATGAAAAGGAACCGCCGCGACGGTCTGGCACTAAAGCTCACCGGCAAGTTCGACTACATCCGCCTCCGAAAGTTTGTTGTGTTTTTGGGCAACGTCGAAAAGCTCACCCATCACGCCGCCGTCAAGTTCAGAAACCTCGGCCAGTTCGTTGTTCTGCCAGATCCGCACGCCGTGCTCGTCGCACAAAGTGCGGACTAAGTAGAAAGCGCGGAAGTTGGGGAATGACGCCAGCCCCTTATTCCGAATATCGATCCAGCACAGTTCCCATTCGTCACGCTCGCCAACGCTCAGGACGCGCACGTACACGTCCAGGTTCCACTCGGTCACATGCACCTTGAGCGGCTTGCGGTGGCTGGCTGATTTAATTTGTTCTTTCAGGCCCATGGCTGCTACCTATTGAATGATTTTGAACTCGACGGTGTAGCGCGTCACTCCGTTGAGCTCGGCCGCCGCACTCACAGACGTGCAGCATGCCGTACACGTCAAGTTCACGCCGCCGCCTGTAATCGTCAGCGTGCCGAGAGTTCCATAGGATGCGGTGCTTACGACGCCAATCGTCTGAACGCTGACCGTTCCAGCGTCGTCAGTCCAGACAACGCTGCGACCTTTGGGCAATCCGCCGCCCCACGTCCACGACAAGCCCGTAACTTCCGTAGCGGTTGCACCGTCGAAGGTGACAGTGATGTTTGTGCTGTAAGTTGCCACGGTTGACCCCGGTGGCTGTTACGACACTTGGAAGGAAGCAGAGCCACGCACGGCGTCGTTCACAGTAAGCGTCACAGAGCAACTCTTGCAGGTTGCCCCAACACTCAAGGAAATTCCACCAGCAATCGCCAGCGTGCCAGTTTGACCTTGGGCGATTGGCGTGCCGGATGCCGCCAAGTATTCGACGGTGACTTCCTTGCCGGTGTCGCCAGCCGAGCCCTTGAGTGGGCGACTGAGCGTTAGCACGGTCGCGCCTGTCGTCTGGCCCAGATGCGAAACGTCGATCTGGTCCGATGCGGCCTGGTCGGTCACGCTGTACGTGATGCTGGTGACGGTGTAGCCCGTCCCTGCGAACGTGAAGGTTGTGCCGCTGGAATCATGGGGCGTGTATGCCATCTTTTATCCCTCAGTCCACCACACGTCGTAACGCTGCGTCACCTGATACACCGGCGGAAGATCCGCTCCAGCCAGCTGCACAAAATCGTCGGATTCGTCTTCCAACGACGCCTGCTTAACTTCTGTATTGTCCAACGTGCCCCCATACCCATCCAGAACCAGACGCATAGCGTCGGCCGTCTGCCGAGCCTCTTCGTATGTCATGCCGTAAATGCTGTACTCAACGGTCACGCGCGGCATGCCCATCGGGCCGCCAAGCGTCTGCTCGCGCTCAATGCCTGAGCGCCGCCAGGTGACGAACGGCAGAGCCGCAGACGCGGGTGCCAGTACCGGGTAGATCCTTGAGCTCACAAGCGACGTGACGGCCGTGGAGCTAACCAGGGCAGAGCGGAGAACGGCTTCTGGTGACTTGAGTGGCATGGCTACAGCCCCTTCCTAAAAGGACTAGCCATTTCTTTGATGGCGTTGTTCAGGGCTTTTGTCATCTCCAGATTGAGGTTTGATGAAATCTGCGTGCGTGTTCGATCAAACGCAGTCTTTACTGGCGGCACGCCTGCTTTGCCGCCGATTGGGAACTCACCAAGATCGACGGTCCCGCCCTTTGGTGCTGCCCGCACAAATCCCTTTGGTGGCTTTGGCTTCGTGGTGACTGCGCCGGATCGCTTGGCAACCACAACACGCACTGGGCCGCTGCGGCGAAAACTGCTGGCAATCCGGCCTTTCGTCTTGCGCCGCTTGGTGCCGAACTCTAAGAAGCCTTGGTGCTGCCCCTTCTCGTTTGATTTCAGGTCTGCCTTGCGTCTTGGCGGGGCAGTGAATCCAGCCAGCGCAACACCCGAGCCCGTCCTCGCGTATCGTTTCGTCTTCTTGCGGATGGCTCGCCGCAGGTTGCCAGTTGCGCCTTTCGGCGTAAGTGTCTTAAGAAGTTTGAAGCCTGGGTCGATGGCTTTGCCAAGCGCGGCTGCCATGTATTTGGCAGACAGGTTTTTCGGCAGCGTCAGAAATGCCTTTCGGATTTCCTCCAACTCTGGAAACTCAACCGTAATTTCAATCCCGCCAGCCATCACGTCACCTCTTCGCAGATGGCAACGTGTTCGGCCCGGTTGTCGTACTCAAGCAGGCTGACGATGTTCAGTGTGCGGGATCGCCACGAAAACCGATCCCGCTGCGTCAGGCCCGGCAGGTAGCGAAGTCGCACCCGATGCGTGATCGTCGTATCCTGCTGCCCAGCCGCCAGGGCTTCGCGGGCGCTGACGCCTTCGACGCTTGCCCAGACGGCAGACGAGTTGCCCCACGCAAGCACAGTTTCGCCCAAGGCGTTTGTGGTGCCGCTGGCGATCTGGACCGTGATACGCTCGCGCAACTTGCCGGGGTCGATCATCGGTACGGCCCCCACTTCTGGCAGTCCAGCAGCGACTTCACACCATAGGGCACGGTTTGCGGCACAGCCCCGGTGGCAACCGCAGCCTGACGGCTTTCGTACCAGTGGGCCACGAGCATCAGCATCGCGTGCCGGATCGCCGCTGGCACATCGCTACCGCTGGCACCGTAGCCGCCCCACCAGGTTACGCTGATCGCGTTATCGTCTTGCAGGTGCGGCGGCCACGTCTGCCCGTAGAGCGTCTTCACGGTGCCAGGCGTGCCGTTGCGATCCACCCGGTAGCTGGCCGTGCCGTAGGTGGCCGTTGTGCCATTCTCATAGGTAAACGTCAGGGCCACCGCTGTGGCTGTGCCAGCCGCTGCCATCGGCGGGCGTGGCAGTTCGATGTCCATGGTGCCGTCAGGCGGGAACTTATCGAACCGCATGACCCACTGGGTGTGTACCAGCGTCCGGTCGAGGTACTGCTCGCACCACTCGCGGGCTGCCGTGATGAGCGACGACACGTAGGCATCGTCTGTGCTGGTGTCGATCCGGCAATGCGCCTTCGCTTCGGCAAGCGTCACAGGCTCGACCACGGGGGCAGTCGCTCTAGCAAGGCTGCGGTACATCATTTCCTGCGTCTCCGCTTAGGCGTGGCGTCAGCCGTTTCCACTTCGTGCTCGACGGCAGCCGTCTCAATCAATTCGCCCTGCGTGTCCTCAACGGCAACGTGCTGGGCCAATAGTTGAACGGCAAGCCCGCCGGGGATCTCTGCCGTCTGCCCTTTGCGGTAGCCACGCCAGGCACGGGTGAACTTCATCTTCATCACTGTGGCACACTCCATGCAGTTTCAGGTCGCTTGCTGGTGTTCGTGAAATCCGTAGTCCACTGGAAAACAGGCTGGCCAAGGTTCTGGCCCGGCCACGTCACCACGTATTCGCCGTGGCCCAGAACCACGCGCGGCGTGATGTAGACGCGGTTGCCACTCTCGCGCCAGTTGCGCCAAAAGTGGATGTCGGGATCGACGCGGCCTTCGTTCCAAGAACCGTCAGGGCCTGGCGTTGAAAGGAACCAGGGTTTCTTCGCACGCTTCAGGGCCGCCGTAGATATCACGGTGAGGCCGAAGTGTGCCGCATCCACTTCCTGCACAGGCTCGGCAAACCACGACGCAGGCAGGCTTGTGGTGCCGTCCTTGGGTGGATTGTCCAGCGTGCCCTTCAGCGTCAGCATCGGCCTGCCGTCTTCCCGCTTGGTTTGCAGCCCGGTGATGGCATCGCACTGGAAAGTCATTGCCATGGCGAACAGGTGTTCCACGTCTTCCTTGGTAAAGAACGTGTCGTAGTCGATCGTCAGCAGGTATTCGCACTTGTCGATGAACTGCTCCATCACGCGGGTGTTCACCTGGTCCCAGAACGCACCAGTGCCCATCGTGGGGCGAATGCCCAGCGGCATGAGTGCCTGTGCCCATGCGAAGTGATTGGCCGTAAACGAGAGCCTGGGCATCGAGAGCACGGCTTCCACCCGGATGTCGGCTTCTGTGCCACCTACCTTGACGATCATGGGCAACCCTTAAAAAGAGAGCGGGCGGCCCCGTATGGAACCGCCCGCTCAAGATTGCACACTCGTCAAGCCGTCAGGCTCACGCACCAACAAGCCCGATCATCGGGCCAGCCACGGTGTCAGTGCCAAGGTTGGCGTGCGTGATCGCCACGCGGGCCACGGCGCGAATCACCGTCTGGTCGCTGAGGAAGTTCACCTGGTCGCTCGAAGCGATCTCGATGCCCTGCCGCACGCCGTAGTAGGAGCTGTTGGCCATGTTGCCGTACAGCGCCATGATCGCACCCGTCGAGTCTGCACCGCTCGGGAGCCGGTCGGTGAGAACCACCGGGCTGCCAAGGAAGGTGAGGCCCATGCCCTGCGAGAGTCCGACCGAACCGCCCTGGGCGAGATCGAGCGACTGCATGCAGGACGCAAAGAAGAACGGCGAACAGAACCACTTGGCACCCTGACGCGAGTGCTGGGGAACCTTGGCCATCATCGCCAGCAGGTTGGCCTTCGTCACTTCGTCGGGCGTGTCACCGGCAGCCGTCACCAGCGAGGCGGCGTAGGTGGCAGCAGACGCAGCCAGAAGACCACCCGTGTAGGTGCTGACGAGCCCGGCAACCGCTGGTGCGTTGCTCGGGTTGCCACTCCACGCAGCGTCTTCCACGGCGTTGCCAAGCGTCAAAGCCAGTTCAGCCGCGATCCAGTCGGCAATCGACACGATCGAGTCCTGAAGCAGTTCCGAAGCAATCGTGACCGCACCCGTGACCTTCTTGGCAGTCAGCGTCACCTGGTTGCTGGTGGGATCGCTGGCGGTGATCGCCACGTTCTCGTTGATCCAGTAAGCAGTGGCACCGGCAGTCCGACGCGGGAACAGCAGCACGTCGCTCGGCATCTGCACGTTCTGTGCGTTCTGAGCAAAGGCGGAATACTCGTCAACAAGACGAATGACGGTCGAAGACAGAACATCGGGCACAAAGGCCGCACCCGTGGTGCTGCCGGTCGAACCCTGGGCACGAGCCTCGACGCCGTGATCCTGGCACCACCGCTTCGCCTCGGCGTCACCGCTCTTGCTCTTGAACCACATGCCCACCGAGTAGGCGTCACGGGCGTTCTCAAACGCACGCAGCCGACCCGAGAAAGGAACCGCCTCGATGCGATCAGCCTTACGCTCTTCGGTCACTTCCGGTGCCGGGCTGCAACGCTCGACCACCGAACGCAGGTTCTTGGCAGAGTCAACGACCTTCTTTTCAAAGTCGATCTTCGTGGTGAGCTCTTCGGCCCGCTTGTTCAGGTCGATCAGTTCCACATCGCGGGCAGTCGTATCGTCGGCCTCGATCGCACGCACGGCGTCGATACGGTTGGCAAGGGTTGCTGCCTCGTCCTGAAGCTTCT